TTAATTCAGGTCCAGAAGGATGATCAGAACGTTACCCCCAGTCGTTTGGAGAATGCCTCCCGCGCCTCGGTGGCCAGTCCAATGCGGCTGCCATCGGGGTAGGGGAGGTCGAATTCGAAATCGATCGCGTCGCGCAGACGGGCGATGTCCACGGGCAGCGGTCCCGAGCAGATCGCCGTTATGTTTTTGCTCATCTCCGCGACCTTCACCGAACGGAAATGCGGCGAAAACAGGTCAAAGAATTCCTGCTCGGTGTGGTACTTCTGGACCTTGGGCCGGTCCTGAAAATCCCCGATGAGGATCCCAGGCTCGTAGTCGAGCCGGAAGCGGATGTTGGCGGCGTCGGATTCGTTCATGAACGCCTTGCCCCGCACCTGGCGCCAGCCGGTCTCCGTGGTGCTGGACGCGCAGGCGTAGAGGCGCGTGAACGGCCGGCACAGTGCGGCGCAAATGGCGATGATCTTTTGCCGGTCGGTCAGGAATGGCACCGAGTTCAGGACGCTGCTGATGAAGATCGACGTCCACTCGACCCCTTCGGCCACCGCCTCGAGGAAACCCCGGGCCATCTCGATGCTCTCCCGGGCGTTGATCTCGCTCCCCGAAAGCCGGTAGGGCTCGAAAGGCGTGCACGCGATGCCGGCCGCTCGCAGGAGCATCGTTTCGGTCAGGTGGCCGGCCCCGAAATCCAAGACGCATTTGCCGTGCTCCATGACCCAGCGGGCCCGATCGGTGGGCCTGAGGATATCGAAGGTGCCACAGGGCGCGGAGCCGTGGACCGCGAAGGTGAAACCGTTGCCCAAACCCTCGCGCACGCGGCGGGCCCGCCGGAACGAGTTGTGGCGCAGGAGATCGGCGTACCTCGTGTGTATGTCGAAATCCATCGAGAGGAGGTTCATCATCGCGCGGGCGAACTCGGCCTCATCGTCGGTCACGTAGACCACGGGCGCGGTCTCCTCGCCCCGCTCTGCGAGCATCTCCAGCCGCCCGATGCCGTTGACCACCGTGCCGTCCTTCCTGCAGACCAGCGGCATCTCGATCCCGTGGCGGTGCAGGGTGCGGGCGAGGTTGCGGGCGTACCGGATCCATTTGCCCGCATTGATCCGGCAGAGGTCCTTGACTTTCGCCCTGGCCGGCGCGAGGCAGCGGAGGAATTCCCCCGATGACGGCGACTTGTCGGGGATCGCTTGCGCCAAAGCATCGAGATCGATGCGGTCCAGCTCGCGGGTGGCGGCGCCGGGCGTCGAGTTGATGTCGAAATCGTTGGTCGCCCTGTTGAAGACGATGTTCAGCGCCTTGCGCCGCTCCAGGGGCATGGCGCCAACCCGGAACACCGGCACGCGGGCCGCGCCCATGCGGCTCGCCACGAGGTGGCGCTGGTGGCCGGAGAGGATCTCCCCGTCGGCATCGGCGTAGATCGGTGCGAGAAACCCGAGCTTGCGGAGGGAAAGCTCGATCATGTCCAACCGCCGGGGATCCGCCTGACGGGGGTTGTAAGTCGATGGCCTCACAGCTTCGACGGGCTCGATGTAGATTCTCATAGCCCGAGCCTCCCGCGGATCGCGGCCAGCACCGCGTCCTTCTCGAAGCCCGCCTCTCCGCGCAAACCGTCGAGCCACGTGCCGAACTCGGCCTGCGTGACGCGGAAACGGTACATGCCGACCGCGATCGTCACATCGCCCTTCTCCAAGTCTCCATCACCAGCCCCCACCTCAGCACCAGGAACACCATTGGCCGGCTTGAGCAGCGCATCGAGATCCAGCGGTTCGAAGCCGGCGAGCAGCGTGTCGAAATCGTCCTTACGCCAGCCCGCCGCGATCCGCTCCAATTCGTTCAGGTCGAGCGACGCCAGTTCGGCCAACCGATTGTCGGCGACCAGCACCGCAAGCTCCTCGTCATCGCCGGCGAAGTTCTGATAGTCGACCGGCGCGAGCCTGAGCCCGATGTGCAAGGCCGCCATCAGCCTGCCATGGCCCGAGACGATCAGTCCCGAGCGCATCGATACGGTGATCGGATGTCTCCACCCGAAATGCCGAATGTTCTTGGCCAGCATCTCCACCTGTCGCTGCGGGTGGGTGTTCGGGTTTCGCGGATTGGGCTTGAGATCCTCGACCGGCACCAACTTCTCGAACTCGCACCAGACATCGACACCATCGGCGAGCGCCTTGGCCTTGGCCTTGGGGGGTGCTTTCGTCATGCCGATAGTCGTCTGTCAAACTCCCTCATCCCCGCCCATGCGGCGTAGTCGGTCTGCAGGCTCACCAGCGCCGCCTTGATGACGTCGCCGTGCTGCGAGTAGCCGAAGTTTGTCAGCATGTCCCGGCCCCCGGTGATCTCGGCCATGCGGCGGGTGTAATCCTCGCTGTTCATGTACTCGGCGGGGCCGGTGATCATTCCCGTCCCGGGATCAAAGCTGAAGCGGCCGCAGGTCTGCGGACCGGCCGCGTCGATCGCGGCATTCGCCCTCTCCGCCTCCTGGCGCCGGGCCTCCGCGATAAATTCTGGCCTCCGAGGGGCGTCTCGTGGCAAGTTGAAAGAGCGGTTTCTCATAGGTTTTCCCTGGGGTGGCGGCCTTCAGTCACCCTATTGGCCGCTTAATAGATTCCCTAGGGGGGTGGGCTGCCCGGAGGCCGGTCCGGGCTGGGTCAGGAGCAGAAGGCATTGCGGATCGCCACCACAAGCCTTGCGATCCATCCAATCCTGGCCGGGACGACCGCCATCAGCTCCCCATCATATCGTGCGTTGGGGAGTTTTTTATGTCTGGCTAGGGCGTCTTCGCGGTCGTAAGCTTGGATCGATAGATCCCACCACGCGCCATCGTGGTAGTAACTGAACAGGAACGTACGGGTCTGTCGCATAAGAGGGAAGGAACGAGCAATGAAATATCACGTCTACAAGGACTCATCGAACTATTGGCGCTGGCGCCTGAAGGCAGTGAACGGTCAAATCATCGCCGTTTCGGGCGAGGGATACGTGAACAAGCAAGACTGCCTGAATGGCATCGCATTGGTGAAGGCATCGGCCACAGCTCCTGTTGTCGAAGACTGAGTGTGCGCAAAGCCAGCGATGGGGTTCTGTCTCCATCGTTCAGACGTCGCAGAGTTTATCGTACAGATCTACGAGGGGCTTGAGCTGTTCCTTGAGCGCCTGCCTGTCTTCCCATCGATCGGGCGGTTCGGCAGAGATCCGGGCGTTGAGGTAGACGGTGACTTTGGCGAGGTGGGAGAATGGATTGAAGACACGATTGGAATCGCCATCGCGCTCTTTGGGTTCTGGGAACGGGAGAACCCCGGCGAGCTGGTATGCCTGGCGGATGGAGTTGGCCTGCGCGGTGACCTGTTCGAGGGGGACCTGGGCTAGGCGCATGTAGCGCCGGCATGTGTCGGGATGAAAGCCGAGTTCCTTCTCAACAAATTTTTCCCAAGGCACCGATTCCGGCACATGTGCGGGTTTTGGCCGTTTTGTCCCAAATTGTCCCGTTTTGTCCCGAATTAGCCCGCGGGTCTCGGGGTACGCCGCCCTGATGGCCAGCAGCACGGTGCCGCATTGGTGGGCGAGCCGAACGGATTTGCCGACGCTGACTACGGCACTCTTCGCCGCTTCCTCTGCCTCCCTGTAGAGGCGCTTGGCCTCCGATACCTGCCTGGGATCGATGGGGGTTAGTGCCTTAATTTCGTTGCTCATGGACGGTTCCTTTCAGGATATCGGCGAGTTGCCATACGCCGCTTGGGCGGTGTCGACTTCTGGCGACCTTGCGCTGTCTGTCCCTGTACGTGATTCGAACGCCGGCCTTCTTCATCCCGCGGGCCTCGGGCAACCGCAATCTCTCGCAGTAGCGGATGATCCGTTTGGACACGGCCGCCCTGGTGACGCCGAAACGCTTTGCGATCTGGGTTTCAGACAGGGCGTTTCGGTTGATGGCGTAGACGCAGCATTGGACGGCCAGCGCGGGCTTGTCGTCGAGTTCGATCTCCCCGAGGACGAACATGATCGCGTTGGAGATCTGATCGTTAACCTGGCATCGGACCATCGAATTGATGTGGGCCATGATGGCCGGCACATCACCGGTTGCGATCACCTCCCGGAGGAAGTCTGCCGGGGTGTCGATGGCATCCGCCGGATCAGGCCAGTACGATGAGTGGATGGAGTCTGCTGGATCACGGAAGTCTTCTTCGCGGGGTTTGGCCATGGGTCACTTCCTCTTTCGTGGTTTGGTGGATCGATGTCGTCCGAGGTAATCCTCGATGAGGATGCAGGCCTCGTGGGCGTCGAGAGGGTCATCGAAATCGAAGCGATCGACCGGCAAAGGGGCGG